GCGCGCGCCCGTCCGCAGGGAATGACCTCCCTGCGCTGATGATGGCAGGTCACGTCCCGTCTCTCGTTGAGGCGAATCATGGTAGATAGCAAATAAGGGCGGGGCGTGAATGCCGATAGGAGGTGAAGTATGTGCGGGGTGTCATAGACTGGGACTTCGTTATAACGATCGTCTGCCTGACAGCACCAGTTATGCTGTTCTCCATACTGGCGGTCTATTTCTGGAGGTGAGGATATGCCAAGGAAAGCGGCTGACGCAGCGACGCTCGACATCGTGAAAGTGCTCACGGATGCTGTCGAGCGAATCGCCGCAGAGGAAGTCGCTGAACAGTCAGAGGCGGCGACGCAGCGCATCATTGAGCATCTGCCGGAGGTTGTCTATCTGCCTCCGAAACCTGCGGAGGTACCGCAAGAACGTCTGTTGAGTGTCGGAGAGGTTGCAGAGATCCTCGGATGCTCAACGGCGACTGTTGCCAAGCGATTCGAGAGCGGCGATCTGGCGTTTGTTCTTGAACGTGGCTCTGAGAATCGCAAGGTGCCGTATTCGTGGGTAGTTGAGTATATACACTCACTCCCTCGTTATACGGGCAAACTCAAAGAGAGAAAGGAGGTCAGAGCTCATGCGTGAGTTTTGGAAACACATCGCGATCGGTGGGGCGTTTGTAGGCGTTGCGGCGCTCTGCTCGGGTGCTGTGAATCCATGGGACGATACCCGGGACGCTGTGTTGGTTGAAGAGACCTACACCGTGCGCCCCGGAGATACGCTCTGGGACATCGCGGAGGAGTACACCCGCAAAAACACCGGAACCCGCCGCTACATTCTCGAATACAAATCCGGCATCGAGGAGCTGAACCCATGGCTGATGGAGCGCAAGGGGGAGATTTACCCCGGCGATGAGATTCGGGTGACATACTGGGTGAAGGAGGAGCAGGAATGACAAAAGAGCAGCTTGATAACTTTACGGCTGAGATGATCAGAAGTAGGCTGTTTATCTCCGTGGCCGTCGATGATAAAGGCCGCTCACAGGAGATGTTTTGTGGAGAGCCATACAAGCTGATCGACGTGGCGTTCAACACTTTGTTGTCGATGATCGATGAGCTTGAAACGAAGGAGGAGCAGATCGCACAGATTAGAACGCGTATGATGTTCCTGAACGCGGCGCGTATCGCAAAAGAAAAAGCGCCCGAAGCGGCTGGCACCGCTCTGAGCGCAGAAGAATAAGTTCTACACCGTGATTGTATCACGGAATAGGAGGTAAATCAAATGAAATACGAAGTAAACTTTGAAATTTATGGGAAGATCGATGTTACAGCCAAGGACATGGATGATGCGATAAACATCGTAAGGGAGATGGACCGCTGCGATCTATTCAAGGGCGCGAAGCAGGTGTACCTCTCCGCATATTCGTGGGATTTTGATGAGGAGGATGCAGATGAGGATTCCGAAGCGGCTTCCCGAGGGACTGAAAGCCCTCGTTGAGCTTGAGGAAGCGTTCGGGAGGCTGACACTCCTCTCGGCGGAAATGCGTCGCTATCAGGGGGCGGCACACATTGAGCTGACTTACATTGACAAGGATAGTTTTTCCGGCGATGCGCTTGTGACGATTGATTCTGCGCTCAGTTACAACAAGTACGAGCGCAAGGTCAAGGAGCACGCACAGGCACACCGACGCAATATCAACGTATTTAGGAAGGCGGTGTTGGCATCATGAGCGAACAGATTGCGGCATACCAGGAGGAAAAGAAGCCATTCGCGGTGACCGATGAGGCGAGCGCGGAGTGGTGCCTCGAAAAACTCGAGGAGAACGCAAAGGCGCGGGCACTCATCGAGGAGCAGTACAAGCAGATGACTGCACGTTATGAGAAGTGGCGGGCGGATGCGCTTGCAGAGCTTGAGAGCAGTGATTTCTACCTCAAGGGGCTGCTCGAGCCGTGGGCAACAGAGAAGATTGCAGACGGCAAGAAGAAGTCTGTAAAACTGCCCTCAGGGACGGTCGGGTTCCGCGCGGGTGGTGAGACGTGGAAGATCGGCGAGGATAAGGTGACAGCAACAAACGCCGCTCTCCTCGCATTCGTCAAGGGTGATGATGATTCTTTCGTTAAGCGAGAGGAATCCGTGCGCTGGGGCGACTACAAGAAAACGCTGCGCGTGATGGAAGACGGGCGCGTTGTGAGTGCCACAGGGCAGGTTGTGGAGGGCATGACGGTGACGCAGGGCGCGCCGAGTTTCTATGTGGAGGTAGGAAAATGAGTAGAGCAATTCTGCTGTACGGAGAGAGCGGGAGCGGCAAGACAACATCGCTCCGCACCCTTGACCCGGAGCGTACGTTCATCGTTGATGCAGACCGCAAGGGGCTCTCGTGGAAGGGCTGGAAGAAGCAGTACAACGGAACGAAGAAGAACTACACGCAGACATCAAGCGTTCCGACCATTGAAGCTATCTATCAGAAGATGCAGGGAGAATGGGCGGATAAGTTCGACACGCTCGTCATTGACGGTCTCACCACCATCATGGTGGACGATGAGATGCGCAGAGCGAAGGAACGCGGATTCGATAAGTTCGTCGACCTTGCGCAGTGTGTGTGGAACATTGTTTCGGATGCACACCTCTTGCGCGAGAATTTGACCGTCGTCTTTATCGCCCACTCCCTTACGGAGCATGATGAGAGTGGCTACCAATGGACGCACGTCAAGACGGGCGGGCGCAAGCTGGACAAGATTGTCCTTGAGTCCAAATTTACAACGGTGCTCTGGGCAAAAGCTCTGGACGGGCGGCACGTCTTTGTGACACAGGCAGATCACTCGACGGCAAAGAGCCCGATGGATTGTTTCGAGAAGGAGATTCCAAATGACATGGCTGCGGTCATTGCCGCACTGAAGAAGTATGAGGAGGACGATGATGGTGAAACGGAAGTCAAAGCGTCCTAAGCGCATCATTTATCGTATTTGGAACTCTGCTCAGCGAGCGTGGCAGTTTCCGAGCATTATCGCTGCAAATGAGGTGGAGGCACAAAACCATCTGTTTAAGAAGATCGGATATGACGCATTGAAGTGGCGTTTCAAAATTCGCCCCTGGATGCGCTTGAATCCGCAGACAAAAACCTTTCAACCCGCACTCCCGAAGAATGTCCGTGGGTTTGAAGAGAATGCGAACGGCTTTGAAATTGTGGCAACACATCACAAGGAAAAGGTGTTTAAGCTGATGCAGACGCTCGTTCAAAAAGACACCGAATGGGAACGCCGCCAAGAGGTGGAACAGGAGGAGAATTGACATGATGCAGAAACCAAATGACTGGGATACGACAGCGGCAATCACAGGGGAGTACATTCCCCTGCCGCCGGGGGGCTATGAGTGCCGTATCGTCAAGGTGCAGCTGGGCGAGTCAAAGAGTGGCGCAGAGATGCTGACAATCGCCTTTGACATTGAGAGTGGCCCGCACAGGGGCTACTACCGCAAGCAGTACGAGGGGCGCAAGGCGGGCAATGCTGATGCGAAATGGGGCGGTATGTATTATCAGCTCACGGCCGGTGATCATCAAGGGCGCTTCAAGGGTATGCTCCAGAACATCGAGAAATCCAATCCGGGCTACACATGGGACTGGAACGAGCAGAGCCTTGTCGGCAAACTCTTCGGCGGTAAGTTCCGCGAAGAGGAGTATGTCTACAACGGCAAGATTTACACCTCTACCAAGTGCATCGGTATTCTTCCGATTGAGGGAGTCGAGGCAATCGCAGTACCGGAAAAGAAATGCATCGAGACGGAGATACGCAGCGCGTATACCTCTGACGATGACGATATTCCGTTCTGAGCATGGTGCTCCTAGGCGAAGTTGTGGAGAAACGGGATGACGGCATTACGGTCTTTGTCCCGTTTCGTCACAACAAAAAGAGACCAGAGGGGTATCAACCGACTGTTGGCGTGGAGCTCGTGGATGAACGTCACATATCCGCAGATCAACGTAAGAAAGCATACGTCCTGATATCCTATATCGCCGCATGGTGGGGATATACCCCGCTCGAGGCGATGAAGGAAATGTTAAAGCTCATGTTTGTGGGCGAAGCGGAAACGCTGCGGCGGTCGTTCTCGCTCTCGAACTGTGACATGACGACCGCAAGGCTCTTTATCACCTACTTGATAGATTTCTGCCTCCTGCATGGTGTAGACGTTGGAGAACCGCTGTATCAGCTCTCGGAGGACATCCCGCGCTATGTATGGGCGTGTCTGATGAATAAGAGGTGTGCGGTCTGTGGGAGGAAAGCGGAGCTGCATCACGTCGATGCGGTCGGAATGGGACGCAACCGCAAGGAAATATGCCACATTGGTATGCGGGCGCTGCCTCTTTGCAGGGAGCATCATACGGAGATTCACAAGGTCGGGCAAGGGGATTTCCTCAAGAGGTATTTCCTTGAGCCCGTAAAGATTGATGAGCGGATTGCGAAGGTGTATCGGCTCAATCGTAACCCCCGTAAAAACTCATAGAAAGGAGGACGCGGCATGGACTATATTCGACAGCTCAACACATTTCTAACCATGAGTGCGGGGAACCTCCCCGGCACCCCTTTCAATGTTTACATGAGACTATTTCAGATTGCCAACATGAGAGGCTGGCCGGAGTGCTTTCCCGCATCAGACGCAGAAATCTGTTTGATGACTGGAATACGGAATAAGAAGACCATAGCGGAAGCGCGGCGCGTTCTCGAACAGGCGGGGTACATTAAAACCATACGGGGAGGGAAGCATCAAGCGACACAATATCAACTTGTCGAGCTTGGAATTGCTGCAATTACTACCCCAATAGATGGTGCAATTACTACCCCAATAGATGGTGCAATTACTACCCCAATTACTGGACACTATATAAAACATAAACGTAAAACAGAAACGAAAACAGAAAAAGAAAAACCAAAAGAAAAGGCTGGCGCCTTTTCCTTGGATTCCTACACCCAAAATGCGGAGCTCATTGAGGCGCTTGAAGGATTCATAGAGATGCGCAAAACGAAAAAGGCACCGCTTACGGACCGAGCTCTAAGACTCAATCTTTCTAAGCTGGATAAGATCAGCAATAATGACGCGGAGAAGATTGAGATTGTGAACGAATCGGTCATGCGTGGGTGGTTGGGATTTTTCCCGCTGAAACAGGAGGTGAAACAGCATGGAACAGGCAGGGACAATAGCCGCGAGGCTCTTGCAGAAAGGTATTCGGATTTCGCCGAAGCGGACCGTAACCACGTCTATCCGTGGGAAGTACGACCTGACGGCGGAGGAGACACAGCGGCATCGGGATGAGATCGTCGAGATTGAGCGGGCGCAAGACCTCTGTCGCGGATGCACAGGGGAGAGCTGCAAGCAGGTCTCTCAGGGAATGATTCCTGTCGTAGATACGTCCTATGGGCGGTTCTGTTATGCGCTGCGCCCGTGCAAACATGAACGTAATAGGCGGGAGAAACTACGGATTGCGCGCCTCTTTTCCTCTGCGCGGATACCACGCGCCTACGAGGGCGACACATTCGCGGACTACACCGTGACGGACGGCAATCGCAAGGCGGTGGAATCTGCACGATGGGTGCTTGACGGCGGCAGCGGCGTGTTTCTCTACGGTGTGAGAGGGACGGGGAAAACCAAACTCGCGGCGATTATTGCCAATGAGCGGGCAAGGGCGGGGCATCCCGTACTCTTTGCTTCCGTGCCTGATCTGATGGCAGACATCCGCGCATCGTTTGACGACGGCAATACAGCGGAGACGGTGCAGGCAGTCAAGGAGACGCCGTTTCTGGTGCTCGATGACCTCGGCAGCGAGAAAATGAGTGAGTGGGTGGGCGAGCAGCTGTTTTGCATCGTCAACCACCGCTATAACGAGCGCTTGCAGACGGTTGTGACGAGCAACTACAGCCCGACGGAGATCATCGGTCACATGGCAACCGTAGACAGGGGTGGCAACGTGATTGACGATATGCAGGGACAGCGCATCATGTCGCGCATCTACGGGATGTGTGAGAGGGTAGAGATTAAGGGCGCCGATTGGCGCATGAAAGGAGCGTGCTGAGATGGGCGCAGAAGAACGGGCAAAACGCCTCACGGATATTGCAAAGATCGTCGAGGAAAAAGCGAAAGACATTGATCGTTGCCACATGGAAGGTAGCTATGAAACTGATAAACCGTGGGAGGAAATGGTTCTTTGGCTTCGGAAAGCGAGAGAATGCGTAGACTCTTTGCTTGTGGCACCGGGAGGACAGAACATTGACATGACAAAGCCGCAGCCGTGCACGAAATTCGAGGATGCAGTAACAGTTAAGTGGGTCGCGAAGCTGTTGGAGGAGACGAACGAGGTCATTCAAGAGACGCCGGAGTATCGTACGTTATTTGAGAACGGATACAGCAGAGAATACCCTGATAGGGCAAAAGCGGCGAAAGATCGCATTGCGCTTGAACTCACGGACGTCATCCATGTGTGCGTCTCGTGGCTTAATGCGATGGGCTACGACGAGGATGAGCGCGGCGAACTGCATCGGCGCGTGAACGAGAAGAACAAGAAGCGCGGGTACTTCTGAGGAGGCGACGAGATGGAACAGCCGACAAAAGGGCAGCTTGAATACGCAAAAATACTCCTGCGTGAACTCGGGTACGACATTGACGATTATCCGCTCCTAGACATGGATAGGCAGGAACTCTCAGAGTTGATTGACGATCTGAGAGAAGAACTATACGGATGAGGTGATGGCATGGACGAGTATACGCCCTGCAAGAAGCCCGACCCGACGGCGCGGGAAGCAATCGGGAATGTCATGCGGGCACAAAAACGGGAGATTACAGGAGCGCGGCGGCGGAAAGCGCTGTCGAAGGATATGCGCCGAGAGGTCTACGAAATGTACGGCGGGCACTGTGCCTATTGTGGCAAAGAGATCGACATCAAGGACATGCAGGTCGATCATGTGCAATCCGTCTATCTCGGTGGCGAAGATGAGATTACGAACTACCGTCCTGCGTGTCGGCAGTGCAACTTCTATAAGTCAACCCTGAG